CCTTGACGAAGGAGCTCTCGGTCCTGAGCGTATTGGTTCTGCCGCGCGGCACCTGGAGCCTGGGCTGAGCCCGGCTTGGCGACTCTCGGCAAATCCTTCGCGGCACGCACTTTCTCCATCTTCTTCGCTTGCAGGGCATCGTACTTCTCGGCTTTCGCCTTCCAGTCCGCTGCCTTGCGCATGGCGAGAATGTCGGATGCGCGTGCCTGACCGATCAGCTCGTCGGGATACCCCAACTCCTTGGCGACGGCGGTGAGCTTGCGTTGAAGCTCGGGACCGGTCGTAGGGTCGGTATATTCCGGAAAATGTTCGACGATGACGCGGTGCTGTTCCGCTAGCGTTGCCTGCTCCATTTGCATGGCGCGGGCCTGTGCCTGCTGGGCGTATGTCTGGGCCTGCTGCTGCAAATCCCTTTGCTGGGCAACCTTGGCCTCATAGTCCGCCTGCATGGCGTAGAACGCCTGCGGATCATGCTGCAGCAGCGCCGGATTGGGGCGCTGGGGCTGCAGTTGCTCCGCGAGGCTTTGGAAGTGCTGCGCGTAACCGGCTTCGACTTGGGCAAGTTGCTGGATCGCAGCCTGCTCGGCCTCCTGACGGGCGCGTGTTGCTTCCTGGGACTTGGTTTGAAGAAACCGCTCTCGCTCGCTTTCGCGTTTCGCCAGATATTCCTGGTCTTCGCGTGGAAGCTTGGAAAAGCGCTCTTTCGCTTCTGCGTCCCACGATACTGGGGCGTCGATGGGAGGAAGATCGTCGGCCCCCTCTTCGATTTCCAGATCGTCTTCGACGGACGGCTGTTCGCCATCCTCCGGTTCGTCTTCATCTTCCTTTTGGTTGGCCGGGTCGTCGAAAGCGGCGTTAAGGCGGTCTTCCGGCGTCAGCTCGGCAGCAACCACGTGTTGGTCGTCGCCTCCGACTGCCTCAATGGGCTGGGTCATCGGTCGTCCTTTAAGGTTGGCGGGGTTGGTTCCCCGCTCGTATCGTTGGCCGTCTTTCCGGCTGTCGCTTCCCTTGTGGGAATCTCTAAAATGTGCTAGTCAGCAGCTATGTCTGACGAGACGCTAAAATTGCCGCCTGACTTCATGTGGTCAGACGATGGCGAAGGCCGGTGGATCAAACATCGCGTAAGCGGCAAGCGAGCGCACTGGCCTGACTGGATGCCGCCGCCCCGGCAGACCGACGTCGATTTCGTAATCCGCAAGGTTAGAATCGAATACCGCCGCGATCGGCTTTACTGGGCGCTCGGCAAAGACATTGATGCGTTTCGTCGCCGCGCCATAACAATGCGCCTGCGGGGCTACATGATTTAGTAAGGTGCGATGCCCAAGAGCCGGCGTTGCGGCGCGGTCATCTGCTCGATCCTCTCGGCCTTGAGCTTTTCCTGTTGCGCCAAATCGCCATCGAGGATTGCGGCCTTCATGCCGTTCTCAAGCTGGCCGAGAATCTTGAGCGCGTTGGACAATGCGGTGATCTTGTCCGCCCGTTTGTCGCGGCCCAACTCAATGTTCGCGAGCTCGACAATCCGGTCGGCATAAGTGGATTTCATTTCGCTGATGATCGGCGCGAAAAACTCATCCCACGCCCGCTGTGCGCGTTCGGCGCGGGCGATGCGCTCCGTCATTTCGCAAGGCTCCCGCCTGGCCGCATCTTCGCGATCCTCTGCTGACTATCCAGTTGCGCCGCGTGCTTGTGCGCCTCAAGAAGCATCTGCTGGTGGTCCAGCCACGCCTGAAGGTTCTGCTCGCGCACAGCGATCGCCGCCTCCTGATGCTGCCTCATGATCTCCAGTTGAGCCTCGCCGGCATCTTGCGCCGCCATCTGTTGGAGCTTGGCCGCGTCGGCCTCCTTCTGCGCTTCGATCGCCTGCTGCTTCACCTGAACCTGCGCCATCAGCGCCTGCACCTTCGGATCAGGCGGCTGCTGCGGCGGTATCGGATTGCCCTGCTCGTCCTTGGGCGGCTCGGTGAACAGGTCGTTCGGCGCCAGCCCGAAGTCTCGGGCAAGCCCGATTGCGTTGTTGTAGATATTGTCCTCGGTGACGATCTGCGAGCCCATTTGCTTGAGCATCGCCTGGACCTGGCCCAAAGATTGCCGGCCCATGATCCGGTCTTCCTTGGAGCCCGAACCAAGGCCCACGACAACCTGAACCTCTAAATCCTCTGGCCATTGCGACGGATCGACCTGGCGATACTGCCCATCGACCCTGATCTGGAACGGCTGCGCGTACTTACGCATCAGCCCGACCTTCTTCATGAACAACCGGGCAACGCCCTCCGCGAAGTTGCGGATGATGTAGCGCTCCATCTGCTGGCCCCGGCTCATCAGCTGGGCCTGGCCCTTGGCCGTCTCGTTCAGCGTGTCCTCGTCCACGCCCTTGTTCAGCCGGGTAATTCCTGTCCTGGATTCCCGCTGCCGGATCTTGAACTCGATCGCCTGCATCGCGACTGAGCTCATGTCGTTGGGCCGGTCGGCTTCGGGCTTGATCTGGCCCTTCCACCGCCTGATCGCGCCCGGATAGACGGTCAGCAGATCGTCAATCGTATGCTCGCCGATCGCGTCCTCGTTGACCCACGTCGCGGGCCTCAGATTATGATACAGCCCGTCGAGCATATTCCGCTCAAGGACCGTGTTCACCCGTTGAATATCGCCGGTCTTGTCGTAGAGCGATTGGCCGATCAGGCGTCCCTGCATCGGATAGGGGCACCAATATTCGAACGGCTGATAGTCCACTTCCTCAACCGCAACCTGGCTGGCGCGAACCAGGATTGTCTCGCCGACGCGATGAACGCACAGCCGTTCGGCGATGCCGTCACCGTTCAAATCGTAAAGCGGATATTCCTCCTTCAGCCACAGCTTGCGATTTGCTCCTTTGCGGTCGTCGCTGATGAACGTGTTGCGGCCGTCGTCCCGTGCGAACGATACGGTGTCGGGCTCGCCGCTATCGCGGATGGTGTCGAACTGGTCGGCGTCGAAGCCCATCTCGATGAGCTCGGAAACGCTCTTCTGAACGACGTGGGCGAGATAGACCGCGCTGTCCAAATCCCGCGCATCGGGAGCGACCCTGAACTCTTCTAATGGCACATGGTAATCGGGGAAGGTCGCGGCGGTCTCTTCCAGCGTCACGGCGTGGATCATCGGAGCGCCGTCAACCGGGTGCGATTGCTCCGTCTCCTGCGCCTGGATCGCATTGTCCGGCATCATCGCCGGGTGGTACAATCCCTCGACCCGCTTGCGCCTGCGCTCGACGCACGACTTGACGATGCCGATCTTCTCAAGCAACCCGGCCTTCGCCCAATCGTGGATCAGGCGATATCCCGACTTCCTCCGGTAGATGTAGTGCATGGCCTCGGTAACATCGTCGGCCAGGTCTTCGTCGCCCTCGTTGGATGGCTCGAACTCAACCACCCGGCCAGAAGCAACGAACGCCTCCAGCACGGACGTAAGCATGTAGTCTGTGGTTTCCGCTACGTCGCGGGCGACAACCTGGGAGCGCCCGTCCTCCTCGTCGCCGTAAAGCTCACCGTTGTAGGATTTGATCGCCGCCTCAACCTCATCCAGCAGCGTCCCGTCGAAGGCGCGGGATTCTTCTTCGCGGAGGAATGAGAGGAGTTGGGAGTCGGCGTCACTCACTGCGGCGCCCTTGCGTAGTCGATTGGCCTCCACGCGAGCCGCCTACCGAACGCGTACAGGGAATAAGCGAACGGCTCGCGCGTCCATGTCAGCCGCACGCGGCCAATTCTGAGCACGCTCGTGCGAAGGCGGTCGTGATAATGATGCAGCATCACACGATCCCCCTTGCGCTGTATTTGATTTCCTGGGCCTTCTTCGGCTCTTCGTGGGCGATGCACATCAGCCCGAAAGCGTCGGCACCGTGGCTCGACCAATCGTGTTCGGGCCCAAGCCCGATGCCGCGGTTTTCGTCCTTGCGCTCGTGATACCAGCCCAGCGCGTCGCGTCCGGCTTCGGTGGTCTTCTCGTTGAACCTGATTGACGGGAACAATCGTCGTGCGGCCTCGACCCGCTTCATCGCGGCTTGCTTGCCCTGGTTCTTGACGACCTCGACCCTGAAGCCAGCAGCGCGAATGTGATCCTCGAATTTGTCGGCGGTCAGATGATCCGGCGCGGCGCCGTCGTGGGGCAGGTAACAGAGCGCCGACCCGTAGCCCTTCTCGCGCAGCCAATTGAGGTGCGTTGCGAGCGGCTGGCCCACGGCCTCGTAATAATTCAGCGCACGGATCGCAGACCCAACGAACTGCGCCACCCAGATGGCGGTCGCGTCGCGTGTTCCGATGTCCCAGAACGCCCGATATTCCATCAGCGGGTCAGGATCGACCTCACCAATTCTGCCCTCGGCCCTCGCCGCGGTCAGGCTGGCCGCGTAATAAGCGCCCTCCGCGATCGTGACGTAATCGCCTTCCCAGATATGCTCGTATTGGTCGGGGTGTATTCTGAGGCAGTCGAGCCGCTCTTGTTCGAGCTCGGCGGTGAACCAAGGATTGTCCCGCCAATTGGCCTTGACAACCGCAGCGCCGGTTGGAATCTCCGGCCCCCGGAACATCACGTCAACAGGATCGGACTTGCGACGCCCGTTCCAGCTCCACCACATCTGCGAGCCAGAGGCGCGCATGGTCGGGCGATACAGCGATATGCTCTTGGCGGTCGCGCCCTGGGCCTCTTCCCACCAGCCCCGTTTGAACCCCTCCAACGACTTGATGCTGTCGGCGGTGTAGTCGTTCATGCCCTTGAAGATGATCAACCCGTCGCCGGGCGTCGTGATTACGTCGCGATAGACCTTGAATCCGTCAGCCTCGCCTAAACCAAAGGCCGAGAGTTTGCTCTCCAGCAGCAGCTTGGACGATTGCGCCAGATCCTTCTGAATCTCTCGGATGCAGACCGACCTAAGCCCCTCGCCTCCGCTCTCTCCCGGCTCGGCAAGGCTGTCCTCGATCAGCAGCCCGGCGAAAAAATGTGACTTGCCCGATCCCCTGCCCCCGTGCGCGGCCTTGTCTCTGGCTGGCGCCAATAGCGAAGTGAAGACCTCAGCGGTCTCAATCTCAAGGACGGACAACCGTGCGCCGAATTTCGTGGATCAGCGGGTGATCGGGATCGCCAGCCACCTGAAGCGGAAGCACCTTGCCCACGAGTGTCAGGAACGCGGTCGGGTTGGCCTTCGCTTGGTCCTTCAGGTAAGCAATCCCGCCGCCCTCATGGGCTTCATCAAGCGCCGTCAGGATCATGTCCTTCAGCGCACGCGTCAGTTTGTTCTGAGCGCCCTTGGGCCGGCCTGGGCCAGGCTTACCGGAACCGATTCCCTCCGTTACTTTATTCACAGTCGCCTCTCCGTTTGCCGCTCCTCAGATGAGGTGGGCGGTGTCTGTGGCTATCGGGTTGAGCTAAGGAACGGCGCCCAGATGATGCGGTACGGATTGTGCTTCACCCATCCGCCGGCGGTCACGCGCACATCGGGCTCGTTGCAATCGTATAGGCTTGTGTCGAAGATACGCGGATCGAACGGGCGGCCGTGCTTAGCCATCGCTCACCACCTCAGCGCGTCTCTGTCGTTGTCCGCCGGCGCCAAATCGGGAATGAGGTTGAAGCAGCGGTAAATCATCTTCGCCGCACACTCGCTCATCTCGACGCTCATCAGCCGCGTGTTCGTGAACCACAGCTTCCGCACTCCCCGCCATTCGTAAGCGGGGCGCCAGAACATAGCCGATCCTTGAAAGGTTCCCGCCAGTCAGTTGCGCGTCGCAGCACAGGAGGGATGTGCGCTTGCTGGAGAGGCTGTGCTGGCGGGATGCGCGCCTCTGTTTCGGTGTTTCCGGCGGCGCAAAAAGAAAGCCCGCGCGAACCTCGCGTTCGGCGGGCGCAATTCCTATGCTCGAATTATCGCACAAACTGCCGTGGATTGCAACGTAAATATTTCACCGCGTCCGGTGTCGCGGGAACAACGCGGCTCACCGAGAGTTGTTCCGTCGGTAGATGTTTCGCGCCAGAAGCATCGGAAGAATCGTGATCGCTACAAATGGCCAAAGAAGAAAGATCATGAAGCAAGGCGAGGTCGATACCGACTGCGCTTCGACCAAGCGCATTGGCTGTCCGCAACGTCGTTCCGGTACCCATGAAGGGATCGAGGACTAAACCAGGGCGAAGGGAACCGTTGCAGCCGCAATCCCTCCAACCGGCTGCTCGCTTCTTCGTGTAGGTGAACTCCCGGAAATATCCGCCAAGCACAGCTTTCGCTTCAGCAGCAAGCTTCTTCACCCGAGCCGAGTTGCGCCCCGTACCGGTTTGAACCTTCAACGCCTTCCCGGCATCCGAAATGCCGGTCGCCCGAATTGCCGCCAGGTGCTCTTCGGTGAGACCATGATTGCGAGCGAGTTCCATTGCGCGGCGGGCCTGCGGACGCTTTGCATCAAGCTCCCACGTGGACTCCACGATTCGGCGCTGCGGGGCGCCGCAAACCATGCACACGCGCTCAGGACATGCGAGGGTTACGATACGGTCCACCAGTTCCTCAGGGAATGGCGCCAAGTGGCGGCTGACATCGCGCCGAAGCCCAATCTTCCACACGTCGCCGGGAGTCGCGCCGTTGCCGAACTTTTCGGAGTAGCCGAAGGCATCGTAATAGTAGTCATGTGAGCGGACGAAATGGAAGATGTACTCGTACCGGGACGCGAGGCGGTTCCGCGCCGGCTCCGGCATTCCGGTGTCTTTCGCCCAAATGATCCGGTTGCGAAGAATCCAGCCGGCATCTTGCGCCGCCACTTCAAAACGCGCCGGAACTCCAGCGAGCGATTTTCGATCGTAGGTGTCGCCTAAGTTGATGAAGATCGATCCCCATTTCGGGATCAGGCGACTCCAATCATCCAGGCAGGCGACAAGCGCCGCGACAAATTCGGACGCCGTGGGCTCCTGACCAAGCTGCCCGTCGACGCCGTAATCTCGCTTGTTCCAGTATGGAGGCGACGTGATGATAACGTCCGCGTTTGCGGCGAGAAGCGAAGCGCGACGAGCGTCGCCCTTAACCCTTCGGACGTGTGCAGGCTCAAGCTCCCGGCCCGTGTTTTCGCAGCGTAAGACTTGTGTATCAGCGCGTTTAGCGCAGTCGCTCCCCCCGTTCATAAGGTGCTGATCCCATACCTTGGGTAAATACTGCTTGTGCGGCCATCCGCCTGACATTCCTTGCAGATCACGCCGCCCTCCTCTGCTGCACTCCAACCAATGCCGATGCACCGGCCCTCAACAGATCGAGCATCGCCCAATCGCTGTCACATGCGAGCTCGCCGGCCACCGGAAGCTTCTTGTCGAGCAGCCTCGAATTGATGATCCGCGCCGCCCATGATATGTCCTCGTCGGGAAACCAGTGCCGATCGACCGTGACCTCATGAACGGCCTGACGCGCTTGGTGTCCAGCGCTCCTAAGCCTCTCGTCGGTTAGGTCGAACCATGTTCCGCGTGGATCTTCCCACACCGTTTCATGGCCGCGATCCTGGCGTTCGTAAGCAGCAACCTTGGGACCGCCGCCGTAATTACCCCAGTAGGCGTTCTGGTAATCGAGAAGCGCCGACAGATAGACCTCGGGATCGCAGTCCATCCCATCGAACGCCCCAACGAGCATCAGGCGCCCAGCACAACTCATTTCGTGGCCTGCCGACTTCTCGCCATGGAACACCTGGAACAGCGCGACCCTCGCCTGCACCCGGTCATTGCCGTGGTCGAACGGCGTTCGCTCCACCTTGGGCCTGCCTCGCCGCTTCTTGCTGCTCCACGCCATCTTTCCACCCTCCCCGGAACCTCATGCCGCCTTCGCCTGATCGCGAGCGGTTTTGGCTGCCCAGTATGTGCCCCAGTCGGCGCGGCGCTCGGCCTCGCGGATCACGGCGTCCAAGTCGCCCCGATATTCGTAACCGGACGCGGAAACGTATTTCACACCACCAAGACGCTTCTGCAGCCATTCGACCGGATCGCTGATTGCTCGGTTCTGGCAATCCAGGAGGGCGGCCAAGACTTTGCCGTCGCCATGATCCTTGCGCCACATGCCGATGAGCGAGCGGGCCTCCTTCGGCGACCTTTCGCTTTCCGCTAACAGCTCGACGCCAATGTCAAAGAGCTGCTTGGCAAGGTCGGCAGCGCCCGTAGCTTTAGCTACGGAAACTGGTTCTGACTTATTCCGTGTACCGTTTTCGGTACTCTTGGGCGGAAAAGCGGTACTCTTTAACGGTTCCGCTTTTGGGACTGTTTGCGAAGTGTCCCGATTTTGGGACTCTTGCACATTGACCTGATAAACCTTGATCTGTCCGGTGCGCCCCACTCGCCGCCCGGTGTCGGTAATGAAACCGCCCTCTTCCAGCTTGTCGAGATTGCCCATCACGCTCTTGCGGTCGAGAGAGCTGAACTCGACCAACTCGGCAATTGACGGAAACGCCAAGCCCTGCCCGCGACTGGCGCATTCCGCCAAGCCTAGAAGCACGAGTTTGGTCCCCGAGCTTCCAGTGTTCTGCTTGGCTGCCCACGCAAGCGCATCGAAGCTCACCCGGCAAGCCTCTCGCGCAGGATCTCTACGTCGAGCAAAACTTCGGCGTCGGCATACATGCGCTTTTCGACCGCCTCGATTGCGTGCATGACGGTGGTGTGGTCGCGGTTGAATCTCTGGCCGATGTCTGGGAACGACTTGCCCGACAGCTCGCGGGCGAGATACATCGCGATCTGGCGCGGGTGGGAAACCTCTTTCGTCCGGTCTGCTGATAGCATCCGGCGCGGATTGATCCCGTAATAGGACGCCACCGTTGTCTGGATGTGCGCGATGAGTTGCCGCTTCGGTTTGAATGGCGCGCTGCAAAGCGGACAGAGGCTTGGCGTCTGCGCCTCCACTCGAACCCTCGGTAAAGGCAGCGGTTTGCCCTTGAGAGGTAGGGGAATTATCCCTTTGGCGAGCAGGATCGCGTCCCGCAGCTTCTCGGAGCCGCTGATTGCGTCAGTGACGCGCCGGCCGAACTCCTCGATTGAAGCGATGGGCGAAAGATCGGCCTTAAAGCGGCGGCCCTCTAATGTGATGAGGCTCACTTATCCCCTCCCTGGAAACTTAGCTCATTGCGGAATTTGGCCTTCATAGCCTTGATCCGATCGACAAAATCGGGAATGCCGTATGTCTTTGCGACCTCGGCCGATTTGGGTGTTTCGAGCTGGCGCAGCGCGGTCATGGTGAGAATGTGCTGCTCGGCGTGGAGCTCGCGCTGCTGGCGCGGATAAGCCTCGGCGTGGGGGATGATCGGATCGTTGCGGGTGAAGGCGTTCATGCGGCGGCGTCCACGAAGAAGTCACCCTGCCGCTGAGCGTCCTCGATGCGCTTGCAGGCGATGTCGAACCACTTCTGTTCGATCTCGCAGCCGACAAATGATCTCCCAGACCGGATTGCCGCCACCCCGGTAGAGCCGCTGCCCATGAAAGGGTCTAAGACTAGCTGGCGGGGTTGACTGCTGTTCTCGATGTAGAGCTGGAGCAGCGGAACCGGCTTCTCGGTTGGGTGGTCAGATTGGTCGCGCTGGAAAATGGACTGCAGGGCCATCGTTCCACAGCGATTGATCTGGAAGGCTTTCCCCTTCCGCATGAAGATGACAAACTCGCAGTTCTGGACATACCAGCGATTAGGAAGGGCGGTTTTCTTGTCCCACGGCAAAAGTCTGTGGAACTGGAATCCCGCGTCCTCGGCCGCTCGCCATGCCTCTGGAATGTTGCGGTCGTTGGTGAAAATGTAAGCGTGGGCGTCGTCGGCTAATGCATCGAAGGCGACGGGCAGCCAGTCGGACCAATCCAGATCGCATGTGACTATCGCGCCGTTGTTGTCGTAGCTGTCTTTGATCCATCCGCCGAAGCCGCCTTCGAGCTTGCCCTCGTAGCCGCCAAAACCACCGGATGTGACACGGTAGGGCGGGTCGGTGACGAGCAGATCGGCCCGCGTGTCACCGAGCGAATCCCGGCAATCG